ATTTTGGTTTTAATTTGCCTGTTGTGCAGAATGTTAGAAACTTAATACAAACAATCGATATCTATCAAGTTCACGCCGGTCGATTCAACCAGGTAACTCTCGTTAATCCAAGAATTTCAGCATTTACTCATGATATATTAAACTATTCTGAGAGTGGAAAAACTCTTGAATTGACATTTACATTTGAATACGAGTATGCCTATTATACAATTCAAAACTTAAGGTTAGGTGGATCTGAGGAAAATAACAATTCAAGCATTGAACAATACGAACATGGCGAGTTTTTGGAATTACCTGCCCTTGCATTTAATGCATCATTAATGGACTTTATTGAATCAAACAATCCATTATTACAGTCCGATAATCCAATACTACAAAGAATTGGAAAAAATGTCCAATCCGCTATTGGCGTTGTGACAGGATCTTTTGCATCTGATAAAGTTGTTCGCAGAGTTAGTGCAAGTGCATTAGATGGACTTGCTAATATTTCTCCTACTCCATATCATCCTACAAGTGCTGCAAAGATTTCAACAAGACCATTTGGATCATCTGCTACAAGAGATTCCACTGCTTACAGAGATGTAAATCGAACTGGAGGAAATCCGGGTGGCTAATGCAAACATAGCAACAATCGGGCGTTTTAGCTCTCAGATGCTTACCTATTTAGGTACGCAAAAGACAGTTAAGATTGTCAACGGTGTTCCCACAAATACCTTCAAATATTCCAATGGCACTACGGTGTTTCCGAGTGCCGGATCTGTGCTGCAATCTGATTTAGGTGGCGGCGTAGTTGGAAACTATTCAAATAACACTTACAATGCAACCAAGTGTTATTTCTTGTCACGCGGTGTTGGTGATGTTTACGCCGATACAATGTCCGGGCTTGCAATCGATATGGCTGCGCAAATGGGAATTAGCGCACAACAACTATTAGAAACAGCAGATCTATCAGGACAATTGTATTTCACCGAGAATGCATATAGAGCATTCAACAACCTACGAGACCCCGGCAATCAAGTTGGTACAGCTACAAGCGCCAGCAATCGAAACAGCCTTCAAGCACGTCAAATAAGGTCCTAATATGAGCAGATCATATGTTCAAGGACGTTATACACCTACCAACCCTGCGAAATATGTAGGGACATATCCTATTATCTTCAGATCGTCGTGGGAGCATACAGTTATGGTGCTCTTTGACACAAATCCTAATATTATGAGCTGGGCTAGCGAACCCGTGAAGATCCCCTATAGAAATCCTTTTACTGGTAAATATACCGTGTATGTGCCAGATTTTGTTGTTACTTATGTAGACGCTAAAGGTAATCAAAAGGCAGAGATTATTGAGGTAAAGCCAGCCAAAGAGACATTCCTTGAACAGGCAAAAAGTCAAAGGGCTAAGGCAGCGGTCGCATTGAATACTTTCAAATGGCAGGCAGCACAAGCGTTTGCTAAAAATCATGGCATGACATTTAGGGTTATGAACGAGGGTAATATCTATAATAACCCGAAAGGGAAAGCATGACGAAGAAGTTGGAAGAGTTTTTCAATTTACCTCCTACTGTTGAAGCGGAGGTAGTTGAAGAATTACCGGAAAAAACTAAAGAACAGCTTATGACAGAGGCCAGAGAAATTTATTCTGCCTTAACCACTGCCGAAAAAGTAGATATGGCCCTGCCAACAGTAATAGGCCTAGACTCACATGATAGCGAAATGGATGATATTGCCAAAAAGGCAGTAAAGACATTTGAAGATCTAATTGTGCTCGGCGGCAATGTTCCCGATTTGCATGCCGGAAAGATTTATGAAGTTGCAGGACAAATGCTTAAGACTGCACTCGAAGCTAAGAACGCCAAAGCAGAACGTAAACTCAAAATGATTGACCTTCAATTGAAGAAGGTTCGTGCAGAGCAAATTGACTTAGACCAGGGTAACGGCGAAAGAAAGAATGCGGGTGGCGGAGAGTTTGATAGAAACGAACTCCTGAAATACATAGTCTCCAATAAAACGCAAACATCTGATAAATAGTCGTAACATGGAGTCGAATATGACAGAAAAGAAATCATTTGCCACTTACGTTGCTGAAGTCAAGACAGAATACAAGTATGTCTTGAAATTTGCCGTGAATGAAATGACTGATGTTACGATTGATCAAATTGAGGCTGGTTTGGCCAAGTATGATTTGAAGTCAGCCTCGTCATTTAGAAAAACACCAATCCAAGAAAGCCCACTAGATTTCCCTAATGTAAAGAATACATCGGTTTATATCTGTGATCTAACACTTGGTTATCCCGGCTCTCTAGATTTTCTAAGAGAATTTATCTGCAATTGTACAGGCATTCCTATGTCGAACGTTGCTGTATATTCTGAAAACGATCCAAGACAAATTGAAACAGATTTGTACATTGATAGAAACTCCGCAGAGTACAAGAAAAAGTATAAGACAAGACTAGGCAGTGACTACGAGGAAGTAGAAGGTGCCGCAGAAGAAGCCTATGGTGAGAAGTACAACACTGGTTTCCTTAAGGAGCTTGAGAAAGTCCGTAAGGAGCGCGAGTCTGTAGTAGTCGAAAACCCACTAAGCCCTGCAGCTACAATCGATCATTCCACACTGCCTAAGGGCTATGAAGGATTCAATGATCCTAAGAATTTGAAGAAGGACGACGTTGGGTTATTCGGCAGAATCAAAAGGCCTAACTTAAGAAAGGTAGGTATACTATGAAAAACATGAGAGAAATGATTAACCTTATGGAAGGCGTGATGGCCGTGCCGGGTCTTAATGAAAAATCAACTTCGGAAAAGCAGGCACGTTTTATGGCCGCAGCAGCACATGATTCAGATTTTGCTAAGAAGGCAGGAATTGATCAAGGTGTTGCTAAGGAATTCAACAAGGCCGATACAGACACAAAACAATTGAGTAATGCTATGAAAGAGGGAACTGAATCAGATATGCAAACTGCCGCTACCGCAGCAGATGATGAAGCTGATGCTAATTTTGATTCTACACAAGAAATGGCTACAGAGTCAGTTCCTGCAGTAGATTCGTGCCAACAAAGCAATCCAGCAAATGCAGATGTTGCATGCGCAATGGAAGGCGAAATGGAACAAAGTCTTGCAGTAACACAGGCACTGAAGGCATTTGAAAGTGCAGTTATGGGTTACGGTATGGAACCTGACGTAGCATTTGATAGAATTTCTCAACAGTTGGGCGACGAAGACCTAGCAGCATTCCGTTCAGCACTAGAAGCACAAGGACAACTTGATGCAGAAGAAGCTGACATAGATTTTGAGCCAATGGGTTCACTTGATATGTCTGACGATGCTGAAGCTCTAGCAAGTGCTGGACACGGTTCGGATGAAGATTACGGATATGCAGGCGATATGGAATTCGACGAAGCATTTGATATTCAAAATGGCTACGACGATGTACATGCTGCTGATGGAAATGATTATTTTCCAAATGGCGCAGATGGTCCAGTAGTCAAAGCAGTGGGCCCATCGGGCGCACGTCAAGGCGACAACCCAGAACAAAAGAAGATGCAAATTGCTGAAGTTCACAAGGAACTTGTTTACAGCTACAGATCATTCTTGGGTGAGTCCGCAAAACCAAAAAAAAAAGTTAACTGAGTCAGTTCAAGTCTCCGATTTATCTGTACAAGATTATCAAGGAGACTTTGAATCTGATAGCGACACAATTACCTACGAAGGTACTGTTAGCATGGCCGGAAAAGCTATGGGCATCTCCGGTGAAGTCCTTGACATCGGTTTTGATGTCGATGTAATTGCTAGAGTCGAATACGAATGGGAATCCGATGAACAGCCAACAGGCTGGAATCACGGAACTGATAGCCCAACCTATTCAACATCAGTGTTTGCTGCAGGCTCCGATCCTATAATTGAATCTGTTCAATTCTCGGCAGATACTCCATTTTATATCCAGAATGATGAAGTTCCTTTCCAAGAAGTGAATAAATATGTTCACCCTGCTGTGTTAAAGCAGTTGTTAAATCCGGAAGTATATTCGAAGGCAATGGCAGGATCATTTCAGACTCAACTCGAAAAGTTAGAACCACCCGAATATGATCCTAGTGGTGATGATTACGACGATTACGATGACAGGGATAATGAAAGGGATAATTATAGGTATTAATTATGGCGATTTACCAAGACGACAAACTTGTCAAGCGTGCATACCAAAAGGTATCGTACACTAAAGAGCAAATAGACGAATTGAGGGCATGTATGGACCCTGTTAATGGTCCTACATACTTTATTGAGAATTATATGTACATTCAGCATACCACAAAGGGTAGGCAGAAATTACAGTTGTTTGATTTTCAATATGACCTAATTAACAATTACCACAATTCACGTCGTTCGGTAAACATGGTTAGTCGCCAGATGGGTAAGACTACTGTTGCTGCTGGTTACCTTCTTTGGTATGCAATGTTCAACGAGGACTCAACAATTCTTATTGCATCTAACAAATACGACGGCGCACAAGAAATTATGCACAGAGTTCGATATGCCTACGAATCTGTGCCAGATCACATCCGTGCAGGTGCAAAATCGTACAACAAACGCTCCGTAGACTTTGACAACGGATCACGTATTATTGCAACAACCACAACTGAAAACACAGGACGTGGTATGTCGTTGTCACTAGTTTATTTGGACGAATTTGCGTTCGTGGAACCGAACATTGCAAAAGAATTCTGGACTTCACTATCACCTACACTGTCCACTGGTGGTAAGTGTATTATCACTTCTACACCAAACACAGACGAAGATCAATTTGCTGACATCTGGTGGGGTGCAAATAAGATGGTTGACTCCAACGGCAACGAGACAACAGTTGGTGTAAATGGATTCCGTCCTTACATGGCAACATGGGATCGTCACCCCGACCGTGACCAGACATGGGCTGATGCGGAACTTGCCGCTCTTGGTGAAGATAGGTTCTTGCGTGAACATAACTGTCAGTTCATTACATTCGAAGAAACACTTATCAATCCTGTTAAGCTTGCTCAACTTGAGTCTAAGCAACCTACCAGAAAGACTGGACAAGTTCGCTGGTTTGCAGATATTCGTCCAGAACTTACATACGTTGTTTCGCTTGACCCATCAATGGGAACAGGTGGCGACAATGCAGCTATTCAAATTCTAGAATTGCCGACACTTGTGCAAGTAGGCGAATGGAGCAATAACAAGGCACCAGTTGAAGAACAAGTTCGCACAATGAAAAAGATTCTTGAAGAAATTTATACTCTGGGCGCAAGAGACATTTATTGGTCCGTTGAAAGCAATTCACTTGGCGAGGCTGCACTTGTTGTTATCCGCGACACAGGTGAAGAAAACTTCCCAGGTGCAATGTTGCACGATCCAAAGAACCGTTTGCAAGGTCGTACAGGTCGTCGTGCAGGTTTTGTCACAACTAACAAATCTAAACTCGAAGCTTGTGCTAAGTTGAAATTCTTGATTGAATCTGGAAAAATGAAAATCAATTCAAAGGGTTTACTGTCCGAACTAAAGGTTTTCGTGTCACGTGGCAACACGTTTGAAGCACGTATTGGACAGACCGACGATTTGATTATGGCAATGATTTTAGCAGTCAGAATGACTGATTACATTTCAACCTGGGATGATAAATCTCAAGCAGCAATTAATAGTGATGTATCCGAAGGCACTGATACGAGCTACGATGCGCCTATGCCGATTTTTATCTAATTCAGATAAATAAGCAGAATAAGGATTTTATTATGGTTGAAATGAGTAATCTTGCAGAGAAGGTGTTTTCATTATTGAAGGGAAACGGCCTGCAGGTTAAGATTTTTGATGACGCAGGTTCGGAAACCACTGATCCCACTGCTGGACGTAGATTCTTTGTTGTTAATCCTAACATTATGGTTACCATTGATGAGGACGAAAACACGGTTGAGTTTAGCAAGGGTAAGGACGTAGATGAGACAGCGTTAGGATTACAAAAGAATGTTCGTAAGTTGGCAGACCAATTTATGATGAATTCCAAAATCAAAATCTTCGGAAAAGCAATTCAACCTAAAGATTACGCATATCAAGCTAAAATGAAAGGTGCCCCTATGATGGAAAATGAAGTAAACCCGCACAATCATCACCTAGTAGGTGAAATTATGAAGACAGTCAAGAAATGGGGCGGAAAGATCTCGGAAGCCGATCTTTGTGGCAATACCGGAATGCATGATTTGGATCACGCTCGCCGCGTATTGAACAAGCTTGTATCGGATGGAAAATTGGCTGTGGCTCCTGGAAAGAATGGTCACCCTGTATATTCAATCGCTGTTGATGAGGCTATTATGGAAAGTTTTAGTAAGATGTTTGGTTCATTGAAGACTTCGCAACAGACATTGGAAAATGTACGTATTTTGGTGAAGCATAAGACACCTGTAGACGAGAACGTCCGTGGAGCAAGAACACGCCACATCAGTGCTATTTTCCTAGAATGCAATGGTGAGCGTTTCCGTTTCCCAAGCACATATCTTCCTGGTGCAAGAGCAATGGCTCAACACTTGGCACACGGCGGAACAATGGCTGACAAGGTGGGTTCTTATATTATTGAGAGCACAGACAACCTATTGAAGCTTCAGTCCTTCAACCGTTATGTCACAACCAACAAGCTAATCAATGAAGACAGCTCGGGAATTGTTGAGACTGTTAAGGAAAACATTGAGACCATTCGTACAGAATTGAAGAAGCTAACAGGCGTAAAGACTTACGAAACTGTTAAGGCACGTCTTGAAACATTTGAGCGTGAAGCACTTGCTGAGGATGACACAAGCCAACTCAAGGATCTATTCACCATTCGTCGCTTTGATGAAAAGTTTGAAGGTGTGCTTCCTATCATCAAGCAACTTGTTCAAGAGAAGGATACCTTCCATAAGCGCATTGAAGAAGCTGCCGCAAATGTAGTCGTGGTTCGTCGCGAAGCAATAAATACTACTCCAATGTTTGAATTTGCAAGTGAGAATGCTCGCCTAGGATTCAAGATTAACGAATTGGCTTTGAGAATCGTTGAAAATGATGAACTTGCTGGGTTTGTTAATAAGATCGGTACTAAGCTCTGCAAAGAAGGCCAAGTTAACGATTTCGAGAGGGCGGTACTTACTCAGGTATTGGAAAATATTAAAGTAGCAGACAAGTCTGATACCCCTAAACAGGATATCAAAGAATCAGTCGAACTTGATGCCTACTTCGATAAATATGTTATGAACTTCTTCTAAGAAGTTCTTGACAGACACACAAGGTTTTCGTACACTAGCTGCATACGGAGACCTTAGCAGGTATGATGCGAAAGGGACTAACGTGGCCCGAGTAGATCGCAGCTCAAATAATAGCGTTCAATTTTAAACTAAAGCAGGAAATAAAATATCATGGCAAAGACATTAGACGAAATCCGTGCAAAACTCCAAGCACTGGAAAACCGCAAGAACCCAAGCAATTTCAGTAGCGGTGGCGATAAGACAACTTATCCACACTGGAATGCACCAGAAGGTACGAGCTCTATTCATAGGTTCCTACCAGACGCTAACCAGGAAAACACATTCTTCTGGGCCGAGCGACAAATCATCAAACTCCCTTTCCCTGGCATCAAAGGTCAAGACGAAAGCAAGCCAGTTGTAGTACAAGTGCCTTGTATCGAAATGTGGGATGGTCCAAAGACCTGCCCAATCTTGAATGAAGTTCGCCCATGGTGGAAGGACAAGTCTCTAGAAGAAACAGCACGCAAGTATTGGGTCAAGCGTACCTATTACATGCAAGGTTTTGTCAAGCAAGACCCGCTTAACGAGCAAGATCCTCCAGAAAATCCAATTCGTAAGTACATCATTGGCCCGCAAATCTTTGCCATCATCAAGGCAGCTTTGCTAGACCCAGAAATGGGACCACACAGCCCGGTTGATTACATCAACGGCGTTGACTTTGTAATTTCAAAGACAAGCAAGGGTGGTTTTGCTGATTACGGTACCTCGAAGTGGGCACGTAAGGAATCGAGCGTGTCAGAAGAAATGATGGAAGCAATCAACAAGTATGGTTTGGTTGATCTATCAACATATCTTCCAAAGCGTCCAAGCGCAGAGCAACTTGCAATCATCTTTGACATGTTCCAAGACTCGGTCGACGGTGAATTGTATGATCCAGCTAAGTACAGCCAGCATTACAAGCCATTCGGCTTCGATGCAGCTGAACCAGATGCTGACGGTGGCGAACGCCAACGTGTATCACGTCAATCTGCACCTGTTCAGACAGCTCGTACAACAGTTCCAACAACAGCACCTGTCAGGGTTGCAACACCAGTTGTTGAAGCTGAAGACAACGATCCTCCGTTTGACGCAGATCCTCCAAAGACAGTAGTAGCAGAAACCAAGACAGAAGTGAAGGCTGAAAAGTCTCCACAAGAAATTTTGGCAATGCTGAGAAATCGCAATAAGTGATATAGCACGCAGGGGTGGCTAAATACCACCCCTACTAACTTCTTTAGGAGACCCTATGGCAAAGCCATTTGACATCGCAAAGTTCAGAAAATCTCTGACAAAAAACATCACAGGTATTTCCACAGGCTTCAATGATCCAGACACATGGATCAGTACAGGTTCCTACGGACTTAACTACCTTATCAGTGGAAGCTTCTATCGTGGCATTCCGATGGGTAAGGTCACAGTATTTGCAGGCGAATCCGGCGCAGGCAAGTCTTACATTGTATCCGGAAACATTGCCAAGGCAGCGCAAGATCAAGATATCTTCGTTGTTATGATTGACACAGAAAACGCACTTGATGAGAAGTGGTTAAAGAACCTTGGCGTAGACACAAGCGAAGAAAAGATGCTGCGTATTAGCGCATCTATGATTGATGAAGTGGCAAAGATTGTTCACGACTTCGTGACAGCCTACAAGGCTGATTACATCGACTTGCCAAGAGAAAGCCGTCCAAAGATCCTTTTCGTTATTGACTCGATTGGTATGTTGCTAACACCAACAGAAGTTAACCAATTCCAGGCCGGTGACATGAAGGGTGACATGGGACGCAAGGCAAAGCAATTGAAGGCCTTTGTATCAAACTGCGTTAACATGTTTGGTGACTTGAATATCGGTATGGCGGTTACAAACCACACATACGCAAGCCAAGACATGTTTGATCCAGATGACAAGATTTCCGGTGGTTCAGGCTTTATGTTTGCATCGAGTATTATCGTTGCAATGAAGAAGTACAAACTGAAGGAAGACGACGAAGGTAACAAGGTAACAGAAGTCAGAGGTATTCGCTCGACTTGCAAGGTTGTGAAAACTCGTTATGCAAAGCCGTTTGAATCTATCAAGATTGACATTCCTTGGGAATCGGGTATGAATCCACTCAGCGGATTGTTCGACTTGTTTGAAAAGTCTGGCGTATTGATTAAGGAAGGCAACCGTTACTCGTATACTTCTAAGAAGACAGGCCAAGTCATTAAGATGTTCAGAAAAGAATGGATGTTTGATGAGGCAAGCATGAAGGTTATCATGGATGAGTTCACCGAAGATGATTTTAAGGTTGTAATTCATGACGCACCAGAAGAAGGCATCGAAGTAAAGGTAGTAGAAGAGGTCTAATATGGTTAATGGCAATCATGAATTATTACTGGAACTGTGGGCCAGAATAAAATCCCACGTAGCACCAAAGGAAAGGCTTGAAGTAGCTGATATCCTTGTGGTTGTTTTTGATGAGTTTGGATTAGTTGACGACGATCTGCTAGACGAAGATCTTGATAAGGAAATGCGTGCAGCAGCAAGGAGTCACTTGTCCGATGGAGTTGATGAAGAAGACTTTGAGGACTTTGCCGATGACGACCGCTAAAGAGTCTGGAGAGTTATTACTCGAAACAATTAAAAGCAAGGATGTTCAGAACACCATTACGCAAGTCCAGCAGTTCAAAGCAAATATGCGCGACGTGACTGTGGGTGCCGACTACGTTACCTGGATTTCTGAACCAGCCAATCTGACTAGGGTGCATCAGGCTCTGGCAGAAGACCTAGGTGTCCCTCCCCGTGCTATGGCAATCAAGCGAGTATTAATGTCTAGAACTCAGAAGGCAGTTTTGCTAATTCAGGCAATGGAAATTGCTATTAAGAAAGTACATAGGTTGTGAGCAGTTGGTATTACAAAGTAACTTCAGATCTTTCACAGGTAACCGATTTCATTACATATTATGAAGCGGAACTTGAGACTGCACGAAGAGAATTATCTCTTAAGGGTAAGTCCTTAGAGAAGCACGCGGCCGAACTCCCGGGTTTGGTTGAGCAACGTTTCTCACAGTTGCAAGAGATTGAGGCTGTTCTTGAATACCTAAATATTAAACTACGCAGAGAACGATCTGCTGAGTTTAAGAAATTCCTAGAAGCCTACAATAAGTCACTTAGCTCCAGGGATGCTGAAAAGTATGTCGACGGAGTGCAAAGTATCGTAGATACAACAATGTTGGTCAATGAGGTAGCTTTGTTGCGAAATAAATTCTTAGGAATAAGTAAGGGTTTCGAGGCAAAGAACTTCATGACTGGGCATATTATCAAATTACGCGTCGCTGGGTTAGATGACGCAAGCGTCTAATGGCAACTGTGAGAAACGTT